AATATTCCTCCTGACAGAATCCTCACCATCCACAACGCAGTAGAATACGTTGAATGTGATGAGTCAAAGTGGACCCTTGAAGATGACAAGGATATGACTTTTGATATCACATACACTTCCACACCACAACGTGGACTGGCTATTCTGTTTGAGGCGTGTCGTGCACTCAGAACCAAACGTTCAGACTTTCGACTGAACATCTTCTCTGGGTTTGACATCTATGGTTTCGATGACAACAATGAACCATTCAAACCTCTATTTGAGGCTATCGGTGAATGTGACTGGATTGTCAACCACGGAGTTCAACCGAATGAGAAGGTCAGGGAACATCTCTCAACGAACCACATCTACGCCTATCCATCTATCTGGGAAGAGACATCCTGTATGGCTGTGATGGAGGCGATGTATGGTGGTAATATGATTATCGCATCAGCCCACGGAGCTCTACCAGAGACAGTGGCAAATTGTGGTATCTGTTACGACCAGCCTGGTTCACCAGAAGAACACGTAATGAGAATGGCTGGGTTACTTGACCATTCGATGAACACGTATCACTCTCAGGGAGCTGTTGATACAATGAAGTTTGGACGTGCCTATGCTGACAGGTTCTACTCGTGGAAGAACAGAGGACCACAATGGGAGGCACTACTCAAGGCGTATCTGGTTCAGATAGACCAGAAACTCGCAAAAGAAACTGCGGAATCTATTGAAGAGGAGGTTGAAGAAGCTGCATGATACTCGTTGACGCGACACAAATATCAGTAGCCTCACTTATGGTTGCCCAGAAACAGGGCAACCTAGAAGACGAGGCATTTGTAAGACACGTGATACTGAACTCTTATCGAAACATCTTTAAGAAGTTCAAACAAGACTATGGTCCTACCATGATTCTCTGTTATGACGGAAGTAATAACTGGAGAAAGAAATATTTCCCCAACTACAAAGCTCATAGAAAGAAGACGAGAGAAGAGTCTGACCTTGACTGGAACCTACTGTTCAAGTGGATGCACCAAATCAAGGATGAGATAATCAAAGTCTTTCCGTATCGTGTCATGCATCTGGATGGATGTGAGGCTGATGATATCATTGCTGTCGTATCTCGTAACACAAACGAGAAGACAGTCATTGTTTCTTCAGACGGAGATTTTGCACAACTACATACAGAACACGTATGTCAGTACAACCCAATGTTAAAAAAGTTTGTAGAACAGAATGAAAAGAACGACTTAACCAGAAAAATATTCTATGGTGATACTGGTGACGGAGTCCCGAATATTATGACAGACGATAACGTGTTTGTCGAAGGACGAAGACAGTCACCTCTCTCCAAGAAAAAGTTTGAAGAGTGGAAAATGTTTGAACCTCAAAAGGTTCTCAGTGAAACTCTCTACAGGAACTACCTTCGAAACGAGTTGATGGTAGACCTGACAAAACAACCCAAAGAGGTTGATGCTAAAATTAAGGAGCTTTACTTTGGTGAAGCCTCCCACGGAGATAACTCCAAAATACTAAACTATTTGATTGAAAAACGTCTACCCACGTTACAAGAAAACGTGCAAGACTTCTTTACAGGATAAATTATGCAGTTACCTATCAAGGTGGATGATGTCCGTCATTCCATCCCAGAAATATTAGAACAGGTAAGCAATGAGAAGTTTCATGATGAGAAGATTAAGATTCTCCAACTGAACGAGAACGATGGTCTCAAGATATATCTCAAAGCCTTACTTCATCCAAACATCACTTTCAAACTCCCACGTGGTACTATCCCAGGCATCAAAGGTGTCGAGAGTGTAGAAGGTGAACCAGACAAAGGTCTGTATCAACTGATGGACCTGCACTACTTCATCAACGGAACTCCTACCTGTGAGCAACAGAACAACATCCAGAGGGAGAGAAAGTTTATGGAGTTCTGTGATACTCTGACTGAAGCAGAGTTAGAGGCTCTTGTCAACCTCAAAGACAAGAACAGAAGTGCATATCCAGGCATCTATGACCAGTGTGTCAACGAGGCCTTCCCAGAGATGTTCTCCGATGAAGAGAAGAATCTCTTGGACCCAAATGTTCCAAAACCAAAACCAGGCCCGAAAACAGGTGACAAACCTGAACGGATGAAACCAAAAATTCCACGAACTAAATAGGAGAACGATGGCAGCAATTGAATTGACTGTGAACGCGGTAAACGCACATTTGAATGCTAGAGCAGAACAAGCTCGGCTTGACCTCTCACGAGGTATGGAAGATGGAGATGTTTCGACAGTTTCCGACGCATTAGAGATACTCGGTAACACGCTCCAATCTCAACAATTATTACAAAGTATGATTGAAAGACCCCAAAATGAACAACCGCCAGCGACAGAAGCAGGAACAGGAAGTTAAGAACATTATAAGCGAACTGAAAGGTTTGCGAAGGGCTATGAAGTCCAGTAGAACAGTAAACAAAGAACTGTCCAATCTGGACTTTCAACATACTGTCATCAAAGAATTGGATGTATCGGGAAAACTTCCGAATATCCCCCTACCACTTGGTAATGTAAATGTCAGTGACCTTGGAAAGGAAGAAAACTCCGCATGATAGGCTCGGTGAAATAATCGAGACCTTGGAAGTGAGGGGCCTTTTTGCCCAGATAGGGTTGGGACATGGTGAGTCTGCACGCACCATCCTTAACAAAATCCCCTCAGATAAAAAACTTGTCATCATAGACCCATACGGAAGTATCGGTATGAGGACAATACACGCAGACAAACTAGGATACCCTGACTCATGGTTAGCCAGGGATAATGACTTTTCCGTTGAAGTATTGAGCAAGTTGTATCTTTGGTCGTACCAACAAAAGAAACACTTTCTCTTTTACCCAATGGAAGATGTCGAATTTTTCGAACGCTTTCAGACAGGTATATTTTACTATAATGAGAGTGAGAAGGTACGTATCAATGAGTATGGATTTGTTTACTTCAATGCGAACACACGTATTGGGGATTTAGTAGAGGGCATTCGCTTTATGAATGAACGGACACCGAAAAATGGTGTCTGGGTTTTCAATAATATCCAGAACTACACTTCACGACAAAAAGAAATGTTGAGTTCGTTAATGGAAGAATGTAATATGAGGGCAGACTGGGAAAGTGACTTCCTAGTTGCCACAAAACTTGTAGAACCTCTAGACTGTTTGGAGCCAGAACAGGAAGCTTATGCTGAAACAGACAAAACACTTATTGCTAACATTCCTTCTGATACTGGTATCACCTATCATTAGTGGGAATGCAATAACAGAAGATTTCAACTTCAAATCAGAAGAAATCATCAAACCACTGGTAGCCCAAGAGGTCATTGCAGAAGAAATAGACTGCATGGCTAGAAACATATACTTTGAGGCACGTTCACTTGGTACAGCTGGTAAGATGGCTGTCGCTCAAGTTACGATGAACAGAGTGGCAAATGAACGTTTCCCTTCAACCATATGTGATGTGGTTTATGAAGGAAGACACTATTTTAATTCAAGACTCAAGGAATTTGTCCCATACAGGAACAGATGCCAGTTTTCATGGTACTGTGATGGTAAGTCAGACGCAATAACGGACGAACGAAAGTTCAACAAGATACTTGAGTTCACCAAGTATTTCGTCAATGACTACTATCACAAAGACCACATAGATATAACGGATGGAGCCTTATTCTACCACGCTGAGTGGATGGCGAAATACCCTAAATGGAGTAAGACCAAACGGAAAATATCTCAGATAGACTTACACATATTTTATAAATAATGCCAACATACGAATATACTTGTGAAAACTGCGGACTTGAATGGGACGATTTCGTCCCTATCGCAGACAGACACAGCCCACCGAACCCCCCTGACTGCGAAACGTTTATCAATGGTCAGGGACACTGTAAACCAAAACTGAAGTTAGCGACGCCTGGTTTTGTCGCCGGTTATGGTTTAACTTCACGACGCCCCGATGAAAACTTCAAGGACATATTGAGAGAACAAAAAAAGTTCTACGATAAAGCCGATGCTGCAAAGGAGGCGAGGGGTATTCCTCATAAGAAGAATACTCTTGGAAATATGTTATGAATAAGTGAGAAACATTCATACATAGGAGATAGATGCAAAATTTGAAAGAAGTAATTGACGCGTCCTTGGGATGGTCTAGGTTACTGAAAGATGCATACACAAAAGATGACCAACAGCTAGGAACCCAAG